AATTTAACATGCTCAAAATGCACTTGACGATTGCACGTTAAAAAGTTTGTGTCGATTGGTAAATTAATGCTTAGAGTTGGGTTGCCAATACCGCGAATCACTTTTAGAACGCCTGAGTTTACAGTCACATGCTCAGTAATCTTATAATTCCCATCTTCAATAACACCATCACCGCCTAAATTACAAAAAACAGACCACGCCTCATCGTCGGGAGTTAAGCCATCACCTTTCGCGCCACATTGTCTTAGTGATACGTTTGATGTGTTGACAGCAAGCCAACGACCTGCGCCACTAACTGCTGTTGGCTTGACTACTGTTGCAGCGTTGTGTGTTGCTGTACTTGCTGCATCATAACAAAACGAATTAGCACCGCCCCCCTCTACATAATAACCACGCATAATAGCGTGAGTTTTATCTAAAACAGCGTCTCCACTGGCTAACAAGTCAGCATAAGTATTATATTTTTTTACAAGCTCTTTGTTTGCCGCAAATACAGCAGAAGAAGCAACGGCATGTGTAGTATCGTTCTCTGTAATATTGTCTGCTATTGTTATATACCCATCTGCTATAACAGTTTCAACAAAAGTCGATAGAACTAACGGGGTTGCTGTTTTGTTAGCCCCGCCCTGCACAATTGGGATAGTTTCTGTTCCGTCTACTACAGATGCAACGCTCATCCCACTTATTTTAATATCCGCCATTTTATTCCCCTAGTATTTTACTTCCACTTTCTGTTAATATTTTTGAACCATCCTCTGCTAACAAAACGGTTGCATTTTTATCTATGAACGAATATGATACGCAAATAGGTAAAGGTATGATGCTTCCTATGCTACTCAAGCCCCTCAAGAAATAGTCCTGTAGCGGTGTTAGTGTTGCGTAGTGTGTTATTTTTAAGTGGGCATTTCCAACTTCTTCTACGTTACTGTCTGTTCTTCCAACGATATAATTAACAGAATCAATTACCCCTTGCGGAGTAGTGTTTGAGATGTTAGCTACAATCCTAGCTCTAAGAATGAAACGGTATGTCTCATCATCTACCTCATAATCTTCACCGTCACTATCAGCCAAAGACTTCAATATACCGCCTGACGTTGGGTCTGATAAAGAACTAAACCCTAGTGCCGTATCCTCCTCAAAGAAACCAAAAAAAGGGAACAATGTGAAATCAACTAACACTCTTGGCTGACCAACAATAGCTCCAATTAAATCTAACTGACTACCTACAGCAGTCTCTAGGCTTCTTAATCCAATTAAGTCTTGAAGCATATTTTGTAGTTCAGTAATCTCTGTGATAAATATTTTGATGTGGGCATCAAATATTGGTTTGTTCTTGAACTGTTGTGTGTATCTACTTCTTGCTTGTGAGAGGTAATCTACTTCTGTAAAACTAGACATAGCCCCTCCTTAAACAAACGATACCAAGATATTAGAAGCTGATATGTTGACAATATTGTTATAATCAACTGATATGTTGCTTGTTTCTACAGGTGTTGGTGATGTTCCAATAGTTAAGCTGACAACATAAAAACCATTAGCTGCACTATTGATCGGGGTATACAGGCGGCTATATATAACATCCTCTCCAATACCTAGTGTTGATAGGTAGTCTATTAACGAAGTTTTGATAGCTGCCTCTCCATCAGACGGGAATGTGTCGTCTTTCACTATACTCATTGAGATATAGATAGGAAGGTCTGTTGGTCTATCGAAAGAAATATCGTGTAATATACCTTGACTATCAGCTACACCTTCTGTTGTACTACCATAGCTTAAAATACCTGCTGGCTTATTATTCCATATTGCTTGGGCAATCTCTGTAGAGATTCCGCCTAAAACTATTGGGTAGAAGCTGTGTGCAGGGACAGGTGGCGATACAAAAGCTGTGTCTGTTTCGTTTTCATAAATAACAACTTGCTTAACACCATCAAGTTTTAAAACAGCAGCGTAGATAGCTTCGTAAGTGTTGCTACCATCTTGGAATTTAGCTTGCAAGAAACGTAATCTTAGTTCAGCATCAGTCTCAACCGCTTTACCTGCAATAACCGCAAATGGGTTTGTTACTGTATCCCAACCAACTAAAGGTGATTGAATTGTTTCAATGGTATTTGCATCTTGAAGATTAACACCTGTCTCTGTACAGGTGGCTAATGTTTGTTTCTTAGCTTTATTTATTGTGAATTGTGCTGCAACAAAATCACAAGCATAATCTTGGTTTGTGACTTGAACTTGTAAATCACTACCCACTAGTAATGCGCCAATGTATGTTGCATGAGAGGCATTGATAATTGTCATTAATCCGTTGACAATACTAGAAGTAGTAGCCCCAATACCGCTACTATAAGTAACAGTGACGGGATTAGGATTTGAACCAAGTACTTTATAGGTGAAAGAATAATCTGCACTGTCCGCCACAATAGTTGGGGTAATTTGAATAGCTGTTGCGCCTGTTTCATTTAGTACTACATCCTCCTGAAATTCAAACACTTTATTTGTGTTAGCACTACGAACATAACTGCCATCAGGGATTGTTACACCGTAAGTGCCTTTGCTAATTAGCAAGGCTTGAGAAGCTGTAGCTGTGTTACGAATAACACCGCCCAAAGCACACAACTCTTCTAATGAAACACCTGTAGCTTGATTGATGTCAAACGAGCTATACACTTGCTGAGACACTTCCCAAAGCTCCGCTAAGGGTTCTGCAATAATCTTAATCCATCTTCCTAGTACGCTATTATCAGAGGTATCTAATACGTCACCCCCTGTTAAGAAGCCACTAAACTCTGTGTTAGCACTTGCTTTAAGAGAGGAAATAATATCCGTTAATCGTTTAACACTAAAACCTGTTGTGCTTAATCCTGCCATATCCCTCTCCCTATTTTATACTTAAACCTATACACCAATTGAAGCAGTCAGAGTGGAATAGAAGCCATCAATGGTTCTCACTGTAAACTGAATTGTAATCTTTCTTGTTGTCTTATCGACTACACTACTGTAAGCTGTAATCTGCAACACCTCTTGTTCTTTTAATATCTCTGCTTGAATGATTGCATCGACAGCAGCTTTAGACCTATTCTTACCAGCAATCTGATTGAAGTAGTCAATACCTATTGTGCCATCTAAGAACCACTCGTTCCTAAATGTTTGTAATCTAATAACCAGACGTTGAGCTAAGTTTTCAGATGTTGTTGTAGTGAATGTCGGTGTTGTAATTGTGTTTGTTGTTGAGAGAAGGACATCCCCTGTCTCATCGTTTAGTTTGATGTCCATAGTCCTTTCTTCCTTTAAGGTGTTGGAAGTGTTATTGAACACTCTTGAAACTCAGATGCTTTATCATTTATAGTGCTTACTAAATCAGCTATCGCAGCAGCACGAACTGGTATCTGTGCTTGGTATGTAATAGCAGGTTTAGCTAGAGGGGTGATTAAACTATCAATCAAACCTTGTATCCACTCGATAACCGCCGTTGGAGAAGTTGGTGGGTCTAGTAAAGCCAATAATGGCATAGACTTCTCTAACTGTTCTGTAATAGCATCAGTTTCAGCTTTCAACGAGTCTAATATCTCTGTACCTACACTATTTAATTGCTCGCACGATGTTACACTCTCTACACGTTTTTTCATGCTATCGTATTGAGATGTGTTTACAATACTGCTGCCTTGAGGATTCATTTCACCACCTAAAATATATTTGTTATAATACCGTCTGACACTGTTACTACTTGGCCTAGTGGTGTTGTAAAGCTACCTGTAGCACCTGTGCCAACTACTACGCCACCGCCTGTAGCCAAACTATCAGAGACTTTTGTATGCACACCAGTAATCTTTACTTCCCCGCTAGAAGTCAATCTAACCTCACACTCATTATCTTTGCCAATATTGTGTGTCATCACCATGTCATCAACACTGTGAAATAAAGTGCGCGTATCGGGGTTATTAATTGATTTTGAGAATGGGTTTACACACGGGATAGCAATAGCATCTCTTTTATCAAAGCTACGCATATCAATTGGGTCATGTGCTGACGTAGCACCACTCTTAAATACATCCAACCCTTTCTGACTGAACACAAGGAGAACATTGTCCCCTTGATTTATTGGGAATGTTAAAGCTGAGGTTGAGGAGCTAGGGAACTGAACGGGGACAGAAAGGATTTCAGGGTATTCTAATATCTCACCGTCGATGTACTTCTTATTAACTACAGGTTGTACGTCAATGCGGCACTCATTAAGTTTACCGACATTAGTAACTTCCGCTACCATAGTCACATAAATATCTGATAACCTGAAATCAATCTGAGAATTTAATATCGTTTCTAAGCTGTTTTCCATTATACTAAATCCTTGACGTTATCGCCCCATATTTGCATAAACCACTCACCACCTCTTGTATCCCCACTATACTTAATCGTTCTAACACGATAGTAGCCACTAAGTTTTGTTTTAGTGCTATCAAGGCGTATTAGACTATTAGGTTTAACAGATGGGTTTAGTAGTGCTTTCAATTCAATGTTTGAGCGTTGAATCTTTCTTGTTGTTTGTTTGCGAGGCTTACCACTTTTAGTTGGCTTTAGTTCCTCTGTAATATCTACTTCATTGTCGTTTAATGGCTGTTCAATAGCTTGTGACACATCTTCTGTATGTGTGTATGGTATATCAAGCAAGCCACTCTCTTGGGATAACACAATAGCTGTTTCTGTTGTTTTGTTAGGAGACACACTTCGTTTATCTTTAACTGTTAATTTGCCTTCTAGTATTGACCACTCTAAATCGTTTGGCTTACACAAGTCATCTAAGATTTGTTTTAGTGTTCCAGTTGCAGGATAACCATAAGGAAGTATTCTATCTGTATTGCCACTAGCAATCACATCAACTTCTAAGTTATTATTCTCTGCAATGTTTTGAATAACAAAACCAATGGTTACACCTTCTGGGTAGGTCTTGTGAACCTTTGTTCCGTTCAGTATTTTGAAGCCATCAGCAATCTTGAAAGTAGTCTCTGTATCAACACCAACCTTCTTAGTCATTATCTGTACAACATCACCTTTCAGTAATTGCTGTATGCTGCCAATGTAACCAACAGCTAGTGTGGCACTCAAGGCCATTTGTTTATCACTGAATCTATCTAATGTGGTCTGAGCTAGATTATAAACTTTCACTTCTGCCGAGTTGTTTTTATTCGCGTGGTCAACATTTTGTTGAATGTCAAAAGATAAACGTAATTCTGTTATTGTGAATAGCTTACCATTATCACGGTCATATAAAGTGAGAACATAATCTCTTTGAAATTGATACATTCTCACCTCTTATCAGAAAGTTTGTTATTGAAGTGCCACCGTGTAAATCAGGAAATAATAGTCTGCCCAATTCTTGAGAGTTTCTTCCGTATCTATCATAGATAAGTCATAAGGCCACAAAGTAAACATCCCATAGAAGCCTTTTACTAGCATGACACTGGCAATAGGGAAGTTTGATATTGGGTTTACAACTACCCCCTCAAAAACAGTATCACCGTTTG